CTTGCACTGGGACTTACTGATGGACTAACACTGGGTGAGGTCGATGGAGATATGGATGCAGAGGGTGAAACTGAAGGTGAGACTGAGGGAGATACTGACGGACTTACCGAGGGACTTACACTGGGGGAAACCGATGGAGATATAGAAGCTGAAGGTGAAACACTAGGGGAAACACTAGGACTTTCTGAAGGACTAACTGACGGCGAAACACTCGGTGATTCAGAAGGTGAGATAGACGGAGATACCGAGGGAGAGATGGATGGACTGACACTGGCACTTGGAGACACTGAGGGTGAGACACTTGGAGACACAGAGGGACTAATAGAAGGACTAATAGAGGGTGATACCGAAGGACTGACTGATGGGGATGTGGAAGAACCACCAGCACTTACCACAAAACTCTCATATCCACTCCCTGCCCCTGTACTCCATGTCCCCCACGTATTAGTTCCCAGAGGGTCGGTAGCTCTTACTCTCCAGTAATATGTTCCTGCACTTAAAGCACTTCCTGCCGGTACTGTATAGGTTATTTCATTTCCTGAAGGAAAGGGATTAGGTGCTCCTGTACCTGCCCAATTGGCGTCATCATCGGTGGAGGAGAGGGTGTCAAGAAGAGGAATACCTACAGAAGTTACCTCAACTTCTGTTGTATATAAGTAACATACAGCAGGGTTAGTCCCATCCTGAACTCCATATGCCTTTATCTCTAAGTTTTGTATTTTAGACCAATCCCACCCACCACTAGGAACACTTAAAGTAAGATAAGATGACCATGTTTGTGAGTTTCCATGAAATCCTTGACACTCCCCAAGACTTTCTGCTAAATTTTGAGTATAAACGGTTACATCTACACTATCGGAATATGTACCACCAGCTCCCTTAGTGCTCGTTCTTACTCTTACTTGTGTAATTATAGAACTACCTGCTGGGGCATTTGTTCCTTTTCCATATAAATAGTTTACTGAAGTAGTACCTGGATAAGTACCATTATTTACATAGGCGGATGTTCCAGCATCTCCATCAAAAGCTAAACTATCATCAGTCCATACAGTATTAGGGTCAGTAACACTCGTATGTCCATCAAAACGATAGGAATTTACCCCTGTTGGACCAGTACTTGCACTATCAAACCCCGCACTCGTATCCACCTGTACCTCATACTCCACTTCATCTGCATTACCGTCTGTTCCTGTAAAGACTAAGGCAGGGGTGGTATCGGCGACTGTTTCTCCTCCTGTGGGGTCGGTAAGAGATACTGTTGGAGGTGTATTTCCGTTTATTGCTATTTGTGCAGCAGCCCAACCATCAGAAGCGTTTGTTGAAAAAGCACAAGCACCTGTCGCCCCTGCTGTTGTTGCGTCCCTTGTGGCAATAACTATTCCTGCATCTGTAATTGAGGTATTGTGGTTTGCTGTCCAGCCAGAAGTGGTAACTGAATAAGGAACGTCATTATCGTCCATCCCTGTTACTGCAAAAGTAAGAGTATCGCCAATAACAGTTATTGAAGGTGCTGATGGAGTTGCACTTGTACCTGTTGCCCCTGTGGTATCTGCTACATCAATGGGGTCATCCGCATTATGTCCAGTAATTCGGTACAACCTGCCTATATAATCTTCGGAATCTCCAGTAAAGGTTATATACGTACGGGTTACATCAGCCGCAGTTGCTATTCCCCAAAAACAATAAGTGGCGTGGTCAGCACCCGTAATAGCAAATCCCGTATTAGCCAAATGGGTTGAAGCCATTGCAACATCATCATCTTTAGCAATAAAGGCTACGAGTAAATCACCTGCTGCCGTTGAAGCGGGCAGGTTGACATTAAATGTTGTCCCGCTTGCGGATATGTCTGTTGTTGACTGAATTGCTGGTGCTGCCATTAGATTTTCCTCCTGTTAGTTGACATACCAACTTTTCTGAAGTTACCTAAATCTCGTTTTTTTTTACGTTGACAACCCCGCCCTCACCATATGAAGAACTGTTTACCATTACAAATTCACCCTTTTCAATGTCAAAATACACCTGGACATCTCCATGTGATCCATCTAAGTAGAGTTCTAGAGTTTCTTTGTCTGGCATTTTGTTGATTTTCATAAAAAAAGGGATCTGGCGTTAAACCAGTCCCTTAAAGTCCCTTGAGACTATTTTTAGATTAGCACTCCTTTTCATATGTGTCAATTCGTGAGAAGGCTCGAATACGCTTTTATCCAATATTTTGCACAAAATACCGCATCCCGATTATCTTTTACCCACTTATTAGCGGCGTTCCCTATCCTGGAGCGAAGCTGAGGGCATTTAATTAGGGATTCCAGCTTCTGATAGAACTGCTTTTTAGTTCTGTAGCCCATTGCAGTTACCCCGTCTTTAATATCCTCACAGTAAGGTGAAATGTTAGAAACTACCGAGGGAAGACCCATTGCACTCATTTCATACCATTTGACTGATGATTTGTAGTAATTGAAAGGTAGATCAGCTAGAGGTACTAAAGCAATATCACCAGCCATGCACATTAACCGATAAGAGTACCCCTTAAATGGTGTCCAGTCCTGAACTTCTAATAAGTGTCTATTGTCAGCGTCTATAAGCCCCGGGAACTGATGTCCTACCATGATTAGTTTAAATTGATACTTTCTCATCAGCTCATTAAGAGGCTCGGCAATAGAGTACCAGTCTTCGTAATGTGAACTTCCTCCGGCCCAGACAACCCGTAATTGCTTATTAGGCCTGAGATTTAGCTTCCACCATCTCTCAAAATTGATACAGTTAGGCAGTATTGCGACATTCTTATTGTATCGTTTGGCGTAGCGGGCAAGCATAGGAGTTGATACTGTAACCAGGTTGGCACGTTTTAGGGAGTCGATATGTGAGGTAACCCTCGCCTTATTTTTCTCAACGTCAAACTCTCCCTGTCCGTTTCTCCAGATCCACTTTTTAGAGTAAGCATCGTAAAAATCCTCAGTTCCGTATTCTTGGTAATGGTTTGAATAGGGTGAGATGTACTCAATATTGTCATCTATATCCATAACCCACTTCTTACCCGCATATTGAGGCATTTCCAGTAATTTATACACTCCCACCTCTGATCCCGGCCTTCCCACTATTACATCAGCAACTTCTAGGGCTTTTGCGACTGCAACCATATCGTCTTTGTCCTTTTCAATTACGTGGGTGTCGTGAATAGTAAACCGTTTAAGTGTCTCGAAAGGTTGATATACCCTATAATTTCCGCATCCGCCATTGTCCACAGGAAGTCCTATGATCTTTAATGCTCTATCCATATATCTTTTGCTAACCGCTTGGGGGTTTCTTTTACTTTTTTGTCGTAATACCCCAAGACAATGCAACCGCAGTAAATCAACCCTTCTTCCCCATACCTCTCTTTGAAAAATGATTTATTGTTCTCCCTAATGTTGGGATTGATGTATGACACTCCCAAGTTTAAAACTGTAGCCGTAAGGTAGATCTGCTCGATCATGGCTCCTGCATCCAAGTAAGGCATATAGGTTATTTCACCCTCTGCTTTATACGCTTGTGCGTTAGCAAAGAGCAAAAATATATGATCAGCCCTATGACACCATCCCACTCCTCCCACGAGAAGTCCGCTAAGTAGTTCTTTCTCATCCCGACTTGAAATGTCCTTAATTGAGATAGCCTGTCGGTTGCATGATGAGGGACATAAACGTATGGCTCCGGCCAACAAGTCTAACTTCTCCTGTTCTATGGGTGTGCGGTTAAATATCCTTTGACTGCGTCTTTCCCCCAAAATATTGAAGAAGTTTCCCTGTTGGACGGGATTGAAGCGGTAAAATTCTTTCTCCCCATCCTGAGAAGCGAGTTGTTTAACCTTCTTTGCCTGGTGATCTAAATAACGCTTTTGAAACTCATCATCCATATAAACTTAGGTATCTATCGGCTACCTTAACCGCTTCGTACTCCTCAAGCATCTTATTCCTTAGGAACTCCCCATATTCAGGCTTATAGAGTAAAAGTTGCTTCTTTATTTCATCTTTAGTCATTTGAATACGCATATTCCTTCCCGAAAACATTGCATATTTAGCCTTATCGTAGTTATCGGGTGTTATGAGTCCTGCACCGAAAAAGCCCTGCATCCAGAAGCGGTAGTCTGCCGAGACAACGTTTCTACCGCACGCCATGGCCTCTAGAAGGCCTCTCCCGATGCCGATGACACAATCAACGTCATTTATATAGTCCTGAATGTTAAAAACGGGCTTATCAGGTGTGATGACCTCAATGTCTAGCTCATCACAGGCTTCTTTGATCTTGGGGAATACATCAGTGTTATCCTTAGTCAGATAGAGAACCTTAGTCAGTTTGTCGTGTATGGGTTTAGTGGGTGAGAAGCGTTCACAATCTATGGCGTTGCCTATCACAACGCTTTCAAATCCCCTTTTAGCTTCAATATCCTTTATTTCTTCAGATACAGATACATATTGGTTAGCTCCCCTATGGAAACGCTCCACTTCAAGAAAATATGAATGTGAATTGGCTATCTTGTATCCAGGGTTTTCCTTCAGAGCATCTAGGCACCAGTTTTGGTTAATTATCTGCAAATCGTATGGGTAAGTGGGAGCTACATCATACAAACGAAAATCAGCTAGATATTTGTGGGCAAATGTCCCCATATTAAGAGAGAATAGTTCTACCTCATGTCCCATCTTTTTTAAAGTCTGAGCCATCGTATAAGTCCACATCTCAGACCCTCCGAAACTTTCAAGTATTAAATTGGCTAGTAGGATTTTCATATGTGATTAACAACGTGCCATGGTCTGACCAGTTCATGTTTTAAAGCTTTTGTATTCTGCATCCACTTAGTCCCGTAAAGGGCTGTCAAAACCGTATCCACAAAGTCGTAGATGTAATTATTCGGAAACCTGATAATCTGTCTGTAATGCGCCCCCGTCTTACTCCCTTTCTCATATACTCCTGAGTTGCGCCACCGTCTGTAAATAGAAGCCAGTTGGTCATCCTGGTAAGCCTTGTAGATCATCATTCTTATTTTGGTCGAATATCTATTAGCCAACCCTGCTAGAGTCATTTGGAGTTTCACATCATCTACCGCAGCGTATTGATATTTGAGGTTTTTAATATCCTTTGAGGTCAGTATCTTCGGCATAAAAAAAGACACAGGTTTTGGCCCGTGTCTATGAACTAAGTGCAATATAGCATATCGTGTCAAGCAAATAAAGAGGGAGACATTTTTCAGTCTCCCCCTAGCCTGGATTGAGTAAGATAGCTCTAGGCCACGACTACCCTAAATTAACTGGTTTTCAAACCGTTAATTTCTCCTGAGCTCGCCTCATTGCGTGCCTCAAGGGTAAGTTCTCCAACTAATGCACCACGTTTGGCATCACCAACCGTAGCAACATCAACGTTTTTGATTCCCCTCAAAACTGCAACAGCCCACTTGTCCTTTTCAAGGGCAATGAGCTTGTCGGTATCCATGAAAGAATCTAACTCAATCCTTTGTCTACCAAAATCAGAGTCATAAACCCCGACGGAGTTTTTGAGTTCTCCCTCGTTGTCTACTTGCTGGTATCTGGCATTGTTTGTACTAAAGGCTGAAATCTTCCTCTTTTGATAACCATTAACATAGGTTACGTCAGGTCGACCTCCCGCTGCCCAAATGGTTTGAAGCAGATCATTGTACATAGACTCGGTTAAATACTCCGTCGCTGTACCTGTTCCTGTTCCAACGTTTGTTGCGATGAAGTTTAATATCCCGTTCAATTCTCTGGCTGTTCCAGAAGCTCCTGAATTACCCGTTCCGGTAATAAGGGCTTTTTCAATGTCGGTTGCTATTTCCTTCATCTTCTTTTCCATTTGGTAGGCAAACTCGTCGTCAAGCCCAGCAACGGAAACCGCCCTTTGAGTTTCTGCTACCTCCAAACTCTTAGTGAATATTTGACAGTGATTGTGCACTCTCGTTCTTACACCAGGAATTGCGAAGGAAAAGTCAGCACCCTCGATTGCAGCGTTTGAACTTCCCGTTGATAAGCTATCTGTTTGCCACTCATGTAAGACCCCTTTAGCCTGAACTTTCTGAAGTCCAGAGTAAATCGGAGTCTCAAACCTCGTAATAACGGCAATTATGTCCGTTAAGTCTTCCCTATCGCCTATTGCGTCATAGGTTTTTAAAGCAGATGCTTGCGCCATATTGTTTTGTATTACTTTATGTAACTTTAGCGAGCCTATTATAAGGAAAGAAGATATTTAGTGTATTTCTTGACGTTGAAAGAACTTATAGATATGTTTTTATACTTTATCTTATTATCTGGAATAAGATGTATATCAATAACCTTCTCGTCATTATCCTTGCGTATTAACAAAAATAGATCGATTTTTCCCTTTTGTTTACTCAATAAGAACTTCCATCTAATTTTGTCTCTTGTTCTGGTGGGTTTGGCTGTTTTTACATCAACCAATTTACCTTTCCAGTTCAAGTCACAAGGTCTATTTATCTTCTTTGACCCTTTTAATACTTTTAGTCCTATCATTTCGCCTAAGTAAGCTAGACTTGTTCCATGGCTTTCATACTGTGGATGTAGTCTACGATAGTGTCTAAAGTATTCTTTTCTACTTTGTGCTCTTCTTTGGGCTTGTTTCCCCCAAATGCCCGTTTTATAGGTCATACTTCCCTATATTAGGCTCACAAAGTCATAAAGTCAATACTTATTTTTCACCCCCTTTCTCCCGTATTATTTCGGGGTTGTTCGGGTCACCCTTTTAAGGAATGTGTGCAGGGCGGTTTTATCACCCTTTACAATCCCTTCCTTTAGATCATCGTTAGTCACCCCGACTTCAGACGATCCAGAGCCGTCAGAGCTTTCGGTTTTAAAGCCTTTGCTCTCGGCTTGAGCTTTCTTGATATACCAGTTAATCAGTTCCTTTTCGTGCAGTTGTTTGTAGGCAACTTCTACGGAACCTATTTTGTTCTGGAGGGCGTATTTAATTACGTCTTCTTTGACAAACTTAGGTCTTCCGTCCTTGCCGTCAAACTGCTTCTCTAAAGTAGAGATTTCGCTTTGAACTTGTTTATCCTCGTCTATCTTTGCAAGCTCTTCTTTGCTTACATAACCCAGCTCTTCCAAGATGGGTTTTAAAGCCTCTTTCACTTGCTCCTTTTTCGGATCAATCTCCGTCTTGGGAGCTTGACCTTTGAGTCTTTGGATTTCATCCTCTAACTCATCGACTCTCTTGGCTTTCTCGTTTACCTCACGAAACCTTTCGTAAGGGACGGTCTTGCCATCATCGACCTTTGTATCGAGTGCGCTACCCGACTCTCCGGTTTCCTGATCCGTTTCATTCACATTGGATGAGGTGTCAGTAGTATCGGTTTCTACTGTAGGATCGGCGGTTTGGGCCGTATCCTCTACATCCTCGCCCTGTGATATGGGTTTTGTCATACATATCACCTCCTTTCTAATTGGTTCTACTGTTTTTACGTCTGCTGTGACGGTCAAACCGTAGAAAGTCTAGGACGGCGCTTCCTAGTTAGGACTGCCAAACTGCCTGGTTAGCAGCCCTGACTAAGAAGTGCTATTTTTTTACCCTTACATCTTTCCTCTGCTTCCCCCTTTCATCATAGCCTGATCCCTGTAGTCTGCAATCTTTTGAAGTATATCGGGCCCTAAACTTTTAGCCTCGTCGCTTGAAAGGAACTGATCAAAGTATGCCAGAAACTCAGGTGTCGTAACTCCTAACATAGGAGGCTCCTGACCTTGAATGATGGCTCTTATTACTGCTATGGCTTCTTTCTGACCGCTTCCTCCGTTCATGGCCGTTCCTGCTGCTTGGGCTTCAGCTCCTGCGATCTGTTCCTGCTTGCCTACCTCTATTTGAGTTGCAGCATCTTTGAGTTGCCGTTCTTCGGTCTTCTTGAGAATATCCGAGACTGATCCGATGTTATATCCTTCAAGTAATGTCTGTTGGTCAATAGCTCCGAGCTGGAATAGCTGGTTAAGTATCTCCTGTCTTGCTTGGTCGGTGAAGGCAAGCCATGAAGTAATCTTTACATCTACCGTATTTTTAGCCGGAATGACTGTAGCTCCATCTGGAGCAATCTCTTTAGCATCCTCGCCAATAACATTGATAAATTCTCTCTCACCGGATCTGGTGGTAGGAATGACTGTTCTTGCAAACTGGTATTTTTGAGACGCTAAGAAAAGAATGTATTCATAGACTTCCTCCAAAAACTCCTCAACGTTTTCTACGATCTCGCTCATATTATTCGAATCACCTACTTGTAGGGCTTCAAGGGCTACACCGGACTTAGCACCTGAAGGAATCCTCCCCAGTGAAGCATCGTGTGCCCCCCCTATGTCTTCAAGGTACTTATTCATGTTTTCTATTTGAGCGAATATTGATGCTGAAAGAGGGGCAATCGGCATTTGGGTTAGTTCATAACCACGTTTTTTCTCAATAATTTGACCATTTTCATTGTAGATGACTCTTACCCCAGAACCCTTATCAGCAACGAATCTTCCTCTATTCATCAGGTCGTTATACTCTGCTACCTGGCTTTCAAGTCTGTCTAAGGCTCTATTAGGAGGAATGAGGTTTTTGACCCATCCTGTGCCGTACATACTTAGAGGTTCAACATCACAGGCCAGTTTAAAGAATGGGAATCTATCAAGTTTAGTGTCTTCGGGCTGCCTAATGATCTGATCCCCCGCTATAGCACACAACATCAGTTTGCGTTCTTTCTTCTTGGTTACTTTGCCGTTTTCGTCTTCTTCTTCGGTATCTTGTGTATCCCAGTACCAATGTTCCCTGACGATTATGGTTGAGGTTCCTTTGCTCTCACCGAATGACTGCATACCTTTCTCGGCTTGCATGAGTCGGGCTTTCATTGAAGAGGCTGCTAAAAGTTGATCGCCTTTAATTCCTTTAAAATCATACTTGGGGTCGTTTTTAAGGTCTTCTATATTGCGTCTGACAGCCAGAACACAGAATCTTGCTTCTTCTGGACTCCTGGCTACCGGATCCCAATAAAGATCGTAAGGATCGACTACATTTATGGCTACCTCACCATTATCACCCGCATCCTCATCCCAAATGACCTGCCAGAAGCCCACAGAATACTTGAGTGCGTGCCACAGTGAGGCTTTGAGCTTAGTCCTGGCCCTTAGTTTATCGTGTAGAAAATCAAGATATTTATTGAGTTTACTTACTTGATCGAGGTTTTCTTCTGTAAGGTTATCAGGAGTGGTTTCAGCCTTGGGTCGGTTACGAAGCACAAAGTTCCTTACTGCTCTAAGAGTTGAATAAATCTTGTTTATAACTACTTTGACTCTCCCCTTATCCCTTACAGTAGTAATTATCTGTTGGGTGTTTTTGTCCCACTTTGCGTAGTGGTTGCCCGACACCCATAAGTCGTACATAAACCACTGCCAGTCCAGCTCTTTTCTATTACTTTGGGCTGTATTCCACTCCCTATCCAACCTTACTTTTAAAAGGTTCTGCTCGTCTTCTAGTTTTTGTTCAGTCTTCTTCCTTGCCATTTATGATTTCTTCTTTGGCTACCTCAAGTTCTTCGGTTCCGTCATCTTCAGGCTCTAGGTGATTCTCTTCAGGTTTAACGTTCAGGTTTTTAAACTCATCAAATGACCTGCTCATAATCCTGTCCAGAAGCTCCTGCCGTTCCTTGAAATAGAGATATTCCCTCCCTACCTGTAAAAGAATTAGTAAAACAATTAAGTAAATCATAAAAAAAGAACAGCATTTCTGCTGTCCCTAATACTTGAGACTATTTAGAGTTTAGATCACCTTATCTTTGCTGTCAAATTCTGGCGGTTGCTTACCCTCAGTGCCAACCGCAAAGCCATCATTTTGGATTATTCTAGAGGTTTTCTGGGCTGTCTGATAGATTTGGTTGATCTTTCCTCTCTGGTAAGTAACCCTTATTTCACCGAATAAGTTTTTGTCGGCCATTTCTAGCATTGCATAGATTACTTCCCATAACCACTTATCCCACTTACCTAGCTGGTGTAGTTTATATATATCAGGGAAATAGGCTTTTAAATCAGATTCGAACTTTGTTTCATTCATTTTTCTACTTCTGCTATTATTTCCTTTAAACAGGACTTGGATATACAAATATCAATTTCGTCTGACCTAAATATAAAACTGTCGCCTTCTTTCCAATACCCAACTAAATCAACGCCCTCAATCCACCTAGCATTATCCATTTTGCGAAAGTATTTTCTGTACTCATTTACTTCAGATGTTTTGAGTTGTTTAATTTCCATATCGATCACCCCTATTCATCCCAGTAATTATCCCCCCTATTCTCAAAAAATCCTGTATCTTTCTCTACTTCTTCTTCAGCCGGAGGTATGTAAGTTCCTGGTATCTTGCCCTCCCAGGGCTTTTTCGGATTCGGTCTTTCGGGCTTATCTATATGATCTACCAAGTAATAGGAAAAAGTATCTATTGCATGATTAGCATATTTTGGATCCCACCTTGCACCCTGTTGTTTATCCCCCATTGGCCCAAGTGTTTCATCCCATTTTAAACTCTCGACTTCGCTTACAAACCAGTTTACAGTCTTACCTAATTTTTCATCAAACCAGGTAAGGTTTTGGGATACTTTAATCTTAGTCTTTCCATTCGTTACTTGTCCATATTCCTGCATTTTCCTGGCTCGGTACTCGTCCCAGTTTTCGTTATTCGTTCCTGATTGCTTTTTAATCCCTATAACATTGATATTCGCCTTCTGTTCTCCAAAGTAATCGTTTAGCTCCTGAATATCCTGGGCTTGTGCTGAATCAGCTACAATCGTTAATTCCTTTATTTGATTTGTTTGACACTTCTTTATTATCTTGTCTCCGATAGTAGGTGTGGTCATTTCAACCCCGTAAAAGCCGTCAAAGATGTTTAAATTATCATCATAATCAGCTCCTATTAACTCAAAAGCTGCGGGTTTACTGAACCCAAAATCCAATGAAGCCCCTATCTGCCAGTTTGAATCTAAGGTAAGATCGGCTAGGTGTGTTGATCGCTCCCACCAAGGACACACCATCCCTACCCTTCGGACAAACTTACCTTCTCTCCTGACTTTCAACGCCTCAGGGGTCAATCCCCTAGCCATCTGCTCTTTCTGTTTTTCGGTAAGGTAAGGGTTATCATTCCACCCAGCAGTCGAAATGAATAGGTCAGGGTTGCTCGTGTTTAGATACAATTCGTCATAAACCCAAGTCATCCCCTTAATCGGAGTCATGGTGATAATAATATCTAGTGGCACACCAGCTTCACTTCTTACGAAACATTCCTCCCATATATCATGCGGTGGTTCCTCGTCAAACCAAATTAACCGTTTTCCTACTCCCTGGAATTTCTCCCTTCCTTGTTCATATGATTTGAAATTGATCTTCGATCCGTTATCTAAAACCACCTCTCCCCAGGTATTCTTTTTAACATAAGTAATATCGACTATCCGGTTATGAGGTATGTATAGATCAAGTTTCTTTTGCGTAGTTTCTTTCTGCTGATCATATGAAGGGCAAGCACACCAAGCTTCAATAGGAAGAATTATCTTTCTGGTAGGATGTTCTCCTAAAACATACTTAGTCATTTCCTGAGCGCCCCACTCTGTTTTACCTACACGGTTTCCCCAGAATAGCGATCTAATCGGTTTATCCGATTTTGAAGCTTCGATTTGTTTTGGGTGTTGTCTGGCGTATTTAAGCGGATTTAACTTTATCCGCCTTTCCTTCTCTGTCAGAAGGAACGCCAGCTCCAATTTGTCTGAGCTTGGACTCAATGAGCTGGTCGAGTTGGTTATCATCTAATTGATAGTAATTATTTTGTACCAATGAGGGCAAGTCTGTTTCCAAATCCATTTCTAACTCTTTGAGTATTTTTTCAACATCAGTCCTCCGTTTTACAAACTTTAATATCGCTTGCCTATGAGCTGTAGTGGCTTCTTTTCTCTTCTTCCACTTAGCAATCGTATCCTCGTCAATGTGTAAAGCCCTAGATAAATTAACGTTCTTCCAGATGCCGGACTGTACTAATTCCAACATCAATTTAAAATCTTCTTCCTTGTAAACCTCAGGTAGGTCTGTAACCGAATTTACCGACTTTTCTTGCTTATTATCCATCCCTTTTTACGCTGACCTCTATATTGCTCTGTTGCGGTAATTTAAGTAAATCGGCCACCTTATCTTGTTCATATTCCCCAACTTCAAAAATAACCGCATAACCACCATCAACTTTAGGGCCATTTACTCTGACCTTGTCGGCAGTAAAAGTAATCGGTTTTATATCATTCATAGTACTCCCCCATTCCCCTCTCGTGCGTAGCTATAGACACACAAGTGAGAGTAGGGCAGGGGAGTCTGATTGCGCTATATCTGCGTTTATTATTTCTCATTGCGTTAATTAGAGATCAGTATATAAAAATCTTATTTTCTTCCGATAGTACCTTTCTTGAACTCTTTTAATAGCCTGTTCCCTGTGGATCCAGTACCATTCTTTGGCTCTGGCTGAGAGGACTTCCCTGTGCTTTTGACGGTAGGCTCTTTGTGAAGCACGTCTTGTTGCTGATCCCTGCCTTACAATATCAAAGTGTCGGTTCGAACATTTAGTCGAGCAATACTTCCGGTTAGGGCTCCCATAATCAACTAACTTTAAACATTGCAGACAGCGTTTCATAATTCTCGTTTCATTTCTTTTCTTTCAAAAGTCTGACAATATCCCAGTATTTCTCCTTTAATTCTCTAGCCTCAAGTGCGGCACAAGTTCTTGAACAATAATCGGTACTGTACCACCAAGTAGCTTCTCCCTGCTTTACTTCCCTACCACAATGTTTACAGTGTTTCATTTCTTTATTCCTGTTTGCCTTTCAACTGTTCCATTTTTTGCAACAGTTCACTCAGTCTTAAGTCCAGCGCAATAGGGTCGTAGAGTTTCCAGTTAAGTCTTTTAATACTCTTTAGGGTCTTTAATTTTTCTTCTTCAGGGGTGTCTATACCAAATAACATTTTTGCCCGTTTGTATCCTTTCCCAAATCCTTTTATTTCTCCTTCTTTCCTTGCATCCTCCACTGCGGAGTGGATAAAATCCCACATTTCCTCTAATAGTGTATTGAATACCAAAATATCTCTGGCTTCGTAAAATCTGCCACCTTGTCTTTTGAACTTCTCCTCAAACTTCTTTTTCAACTCTGTGTCTTTCTTATTCATTTCTTTAGGGTGGATAAAAGTTTAAGGGCAAACTTATCAACCTCAATCTCATCATTATGCCGACCAGCCAAATCATCTTTATAAGCATCGCAGTATTCGTGGTGCGGTCTTTCGTTTTCAATTATTTCCAAAATTTCTTCCCTTTGCTTGGTTAATGTGTGTTCAATCCATTCCCATAATTGCACACCAAAAGTATCATCAATTTGTGGTCTAAATCTCATGTCGTAATAATCTTTAATCTTTTTTAACTCTTCTTTGTTATTTTTGGTCATAGGTTTTTTAATTCTGTCAACGCATCTGTTTTCATTTTTATTTGTTCGGTAAAAAGGTCATAAGAACTATCAATAAGTTCATTGGAACGCTTATAAACCAAGTCCACTATTTCGGCTTCTATCTCCTTTATCCTCTCTTCTTTGTTATTTTTCATTTAAGTTCCATTTGTAACACTGTCTTATATTCTCAATGTCTTTTACGCCAATCCAAATCGGTTCACACAACTTTCCGCACTTCAAACACTTCTCCTGCCAAATACCTTCTTCTTTTTCATAACCAAGGGCATCAAAATCCCAAGCACAACAGTTACTTAATAAATCTCCAGTCTTTTCTTTGGATGTGTTAGGGGTGGTCATAACTTCTTATAATACTTCTTCAAATCTTTCCTGATTGATTTAGCCCAAGCCTCTTGTGTCATTTGGTATTCATTACAATATCCATCGGCAGTTGGGTGGTCTAAGTCAATACAAGGCAAACTCCTGTTATACCAGCTTTCTACAAGCAACTTTTCCTTTATCTTTCTTTCTTTGGATGTAGAGGGGGTGGGTGTCATATCTTTATATCCTTTAATAATCTTTTTGCGTTCTTTTACTGTTAGGTTCCTTGTATAAGCGTCTTTCTTCATATCGGTGTTGGGTTAGTCATTTCTTTGTTTCTTTCTTGGTGCCTAAAAGTTTTCTTTTTACTTGTTTAATCAAATCTGCTTTAGGGGAACTACTGCCTTCGTTTATTCTTATTTCATCCAATACCCATTTTAGAGTATCTTTCCTTGCCTCCTCTACTGCGGAGTGGATAAGTTTTTCTAAATGAAACACTGCTAAATGGTCGTTGAAACAAATACCCAAATCTTTATTGTGTATCTTTAGTGTTTTTAGAAACTTTTTCAACTGTGCGTCTTTAGATAAAAATAGTTTCATAGATTTATCTCTTTTCATATTGCCACATTACAGCATTACAATAAGCATGGACAGCTCCTTCAACTTGGTCGCTTGCGTGATTGTGTTGTAGGTGTATAGGATATTTAAGAAAGTTGGGTGGAAACAAGTTCCAGTCTATCGGTTTCTCTGTAATCAGTTTGGGCGGTTTCTCTGTAAGACTTTCGTGGCAATAAAGACAATTCCCTTTTTGGAGTTTTATATATTTCTCCCTAACGGACATTCTCTCGGCTCTAGTTAATTCTGAATACTTTATTATCTTCATATCGGTGTTGGGTTAGTCATTTCAATTTAGATAAAGATGGTTTCATAGGTTTAATGGTGTGTTCGGATAAGCCCTATTGTGTAAATTGTTATTAGCTATATTTATATATTTATATTTAGTCACTTTAGCCATAGCCCTCCATTTGGTAAGGTTAATTGTCGTGTAATATATTAAGTTGTAGTTTTCTACCTGTAGCCACCATTGTCTTTTGTCGGCATCACATCTGACAAAATAATAGGATGGCAACGGGTTTCCAAGCAATAAGACTAACTCGCCAATTTCTGAAAACAGATACTTTCTTTTATCTTTATTCTCTTTTGGTTTCATTTAAGTAATATGTTTTCCGCATCTAAGACAAGTTATGTAGTGTAAATTACAAAACACAAAATCTGCCGTTTC